CGGCGCGGCGGCAACCGCGCCAAGGCTCGCCAGTGTCCTCTCGTGGATCAAAACCAATGTCGATCATGTCGGCACCAACCCGACCGGTGACGGCACCGACGCCAGGGTAGACGGCACCCCGAGAGCTTTCACCGAAGCCATGCTCAAAGGGGTGATGAAGGGTATCTATAACAATAGTTCGGAAGAACCGGACGTAGTGATGACCGGCGCCGGCAACAAAACGGTAGCCAGTGGTTTTGCCGGCGGCGCACAGAAAACGGTGGATGTCACCGAGCGCAAGGTGATTGCCACGGTTGATATCTATGTCGGGGATTTTTCCACGGTCCGCATCATCGCCAACCGCTTTATGCGGCCACGCGATGTATTATTGCTCAACTGGGATCTGTGGTCGGTCGATTGGTTGCGGCCAATTCGGCAGATGGAGTTGGCAAAAACCGGCGACGCGGAGAAGCGCTTACTAATCGGCGAGTACACGCTTTCCGCGAAGAACGAAAGTGGAAATGGGGGCGTATTTGATTTGACCGCGCCGTGAGTTGTAGAGGCGCAGGGGCGGACGCGGGGCTTCAGACCCGTCCGAGCGGCAAGGCCGGTCGCCCCACCCTGCGGGGCGGCCGGTTTTCTGCCGAAAGAAAACCCCGAACATCTTGCTATAGAAAGCTCTAGGCGGAACAAACCATGACCGAATACCTGCTCGACCGTAACCCGGCGACCGGCGTGACCGAGACTTTTGAATACGACGAATTGACCGGCGACATCCGAGTCCGCCGCTGGCAGGACGTCGAGCCGGCGATCGATGTCAATAAGGGGTTTCACTTATACGGCGACGGTAAGGGCAAGGACATGTGGTTTGCCGCCAGTATTCCGGTGGAAATTGCCGCCAAGTGGCTGGTCGAGAAGGGCGTCAACGCTTGGCGCAAGGATCACTGGCCGGCAGTCAAAAAGCTCTTGAACGATCCTGAATATCGATATTTACGGCCTACGAGTTTCAGGCTTTGAAGTAATCGCAGCGGATTAAATGGGATGGCTTTAGACACCTACGGCGCCCTGAAAACCAGCATCTTGGGGTGGCTGGCGCGGCCTGGCGACCCGTTGGTCGAGCCGGCGGTCCCTGACTTTGTGCGGCTGTTCGAGGCGGACGCCAACCGCCGGCTCAAGACCGCCGGTGCGGAAAAGCGGGTACTGGCAACGGTCACCGATACCGCGGTGGTGCCGTTGCCGGGCGATTTTATGCAGATGCGGATGGCGGCGATTGATGGCTTTGCGTTGCGTTACCTGCCGCCAGACCGTTTGCCGGGCGAGGGTGGTACGACCAATTGGTACAGTATCATCGGCAATGAGATGATCCTGGGGCCGGGGCCGCAGGGCGCCACGACAGTGGCAATGACCTATCAATCCGGGGTGCCGCCGCTGACCGACAGCAACCCGAGTAACTGGCTCCTGGTCAGCGCCCCCGACCTCTACCTCTACGGTTCCCTGGTGGCGGCGGAGCCTTATATCGGCCACGATGAACGCATCCAGCTTTGGGCGCAGGCTCGCGAGAGCGGGTTTGAGGCGCTCCGCCAGGCCGACAACAAAGCCCGCTGGCCGGGCGGTTTGCAGATCCGCCTGGAGGGCGCTGGTGGCGGCGCTGGCAACATCGGCAGCGGCGCTACTGTCATCCCCCCCGTAACCCCGCCGGGTGCGATTGTTTCGGGTTCGCCGCCAAGCAACCCCGCCGAGGGCGCTTTGTGGTGGGACCAGAACGACGGTCAACTCTATATTTGGTATGTAGATCAATGGGTTGCCGCCTCGAACGAGCCGGAGCTATAAGGTGGCGCTATGAGCTATAAGCCGGAGCTATAAGGTGGCGCTAGTCTTCCCCGCCGACCCAACACCGGGGCAGATTTACGCTCTGCCGGACGGTTCCAATAGCTGGCGCTACGACGGCCGGCATTGGGTGGTGATCGCCCAGCCTGATACCGGCATCACCCAACTATTTGGGGATGTTACAGCCGGGCCGGGCAACGGCGCCCAGACCGCCACCTTGGCCGCTACCGCTGTCATCCCCGGCAGTTACACCAACGCTGATATCACGGTCGATGCTAAGGGGCGCCTGACAACGGCCGCCAATGGCACTGCCGGCGGCAACCAGACGATAACGCTCTCGGGCGCCGTCAGCGGCAGCGGCACGACGGCAATCGTCACGACCCTGGCGACGGTGCCAATCGCTTCCGGCGGTACGGCCGGCACGACGGCGGCGGCGGCGTTGAGCAATTTGGGCGGCGCGCCGATCAGCAGCCCGAGTTTCGTCGGCACACCGACGGCGCCGACCAATGCGGCTTACCCCGCCACCGGCTCCAACAGCAATATTCTCGCCACCACCGCGTTTGTTACGGGCGCAGTCGGCGCTATTGTACCCGGCATATCGCAGTTGACCGGCGATGTTCTGGCCGGTCCCGGCAGCGGCAATCAGGCGGCGACGATTGCCAACCGCGTCGTCACCTATGCCAAGATCCAGGATGTCGCGGCCTCGACCCTGCTGGGCAACCCCACCGGGGGCGCCGCCGCGCCGTCCGAGATAACCCTCGGCGCCAATCTGTCGTTTGCCGGCAATGTGTTGAACGCGGCCAGCGGCGGCAGCGGCTCGATCAATGGGGTAACGGCCGGGATGGGCCTGGCCGGCGGCGGCACCACCGGCACGGTAACATTGTCGACTCAGGTGGCGAGCGTCACCAAGACCGGCAACTACACGGTCGCCGCAGCCGATATGGGGACGACGCTGGTGTTGGGCGGCGCCACCCTCACCCTGACATTACCGGTCAAAGCTGCCGGGATCTGGCAACCCGGCATGTGGCTGGAAATCGCTGTTACGGCGAGCGGCAGTTGGAGTGTGACGAACTCGACCGGTCTCGCCATGACCGGGCTTAACTCGACCTTGCCGACCGGCGCCAGTGGCCGGTTTGTCGCCAATGCCGACGGCGCGACGCTGAATTTTATCCCCGGCATGCAGGCGCCGCTGTCGACGCAGCTCGGCGGCGCAAAGTTGCTGGCCCCGGTTGCCAACAACTTTGTCACCGGGTTGAATATTCTCGGTATTTTATCGACGGCGCAGCCGAGTTTTGCCAATATCAGCGGGACATTGGGTGTCGCGGCCGGCGGCACCGGCAGCACGACGGCCCCGGCGGCATTGACCGCGCTCGGCGCGGCACCTATTGCCAGCCCCAGCTTTACCGGCAACGCGACGTTTGCCGGCACGGTGACGGCGGGCGGCGCGGGGGGCGGTGTCGCAAGCCAAACCGGCTCGGTTATCGCCAAGCATTTGGCGACCCAGCAACTATTCGGATTGAACGCGGTATTTGACGGCGCCGGGACGTTCCGCAGCATGGTCGCCGGCTTTGCGGCGACGATGAACCATGACACCGGAACCGGGGATTTCGCGATATCAGTAACCCCGGCCACTGTCGGGGCCGGCGCGGCGCTCGCTCCAAGCAATGCTCTTATTATCAAGCCGGATCGCACTTGCTTAAACAACACCGGCACCTGGAGTACGATATCGGACGCGAGCGTCAAGTCGGGCATGCAACCGTACTTGCGTGGCCTGGAGGCGATCCTTGCGCTTGAACCGGTGGCCTACGTCTACAACGATAAAGCCCCCTTCCAGGATGATGATCAGCGGGTACGCTACGGTTTGATCGCAGATCATGTCAAACCGCACATCCCGGAAGCGGTTGGCACCTACGATTATAAGCCCGACCCGGGAAAGGACGAAGTAATAACACTTTCAACATTGGACCCGGGCTCGCTGACCTATGTTATGATAAATGCGATTAAAGAATTAAAGGCGGAACTCGACGAACTCAAAGCCGCTCTGCCGACGGGGGGCACTTGATGCCAATTTTGGTGTGGCCTGAGTGGCTGCCGGATCAAGCAGATTTCCAGAACGCCGGCAGCCCCAGGATAAAAAACGTTATCCCGTTGACGGCCCAATCCTACGGCCCGATGCCGACATGGATATCTTGGAGCAATAACGCTCTGGCCGAGCGGGCGCAGGGGCTCTACTCGATCAAGGGCGGCGATAGCACGGTTTATCTTTTTGCCGGCGACCGCACCAAGCTTTATATGAGTGTTGGCGGTAACCGCGTCCTGGCGGATGTCAGCCAGGCCGGTGGCTACGCTACACCCGGTATCAGTAGCGGCGGCCATTGGAGTTTTACCAGCTTTGGCGACCGGGTGATCGCCACCAATGGTATCGATAAACCGCAGACCTTGGTCCTGCCGCCCAGCGGCACACCGGCCTTTGCCGACCTCTCGCCGGACGCGCCGATCGCTAAGTATGTCGCGGTGGTCAAAGACTTCCTGATGGTTGGCAATACCTTTGACGGGGTCGACGGGGTCAGGCCATCAAGAGTGTGGTGGAGTGCAATAAACTCGCCCGCGTCGTGGCCCACCCCGGGCTCGACGCCGGCGATCCAGACCCAGTCTGATTTTCAGGATTTGCAGCAGACCGATCTTGGCGCTGTCACTGGTCTGGTTAGCGGGTTTGCGCCCGGCAGCGATGTCGCGATCTTCTGTGAGAAAGGCATCTGGACCGCGCAATATGTCGGCGGCGCGTTGATCTTCAATTTTAGGGTGGCACAAGGCGCGGCCGGGACATTAGCGCCATTGTCGATCGTACAGAGCTTTGCGCGGGACAATACCGGTGCCATCCGCCCGGTGGTCTATTACCTCAGTTCCGCCGGCTTTGCCGCGTTTGACGGCAGTACCAGCTTTGCGGTTGGCGCGCAAAAATTCGATCGGGCGTTCTACAACATGCTGGACGACGCCTGTTTGAACTATGTTCAGGGGGTTGCCGACCCACGCACCCGTTCGGTGATGTGGGGCATCCCAACCCCCGGCTCCGGCGGCCTCTTTACCCACATCTTGGTCTACAACTGGGAATTGGGGCGAGCCTCTCTCAGTGAAATGGAGGCGGCGGCAAACCACGCCGAGTTTCTCGGCCCGGTCGCCACGGTGACCGCGTACAACCTTGATAACATTGATAGTTTTGGCACAATCGACACTATTGCCCCGGCATTTGACGATCCATTTTGGAGCGGTAATGCCAGCTCTCGCGTCGGGCTTTTTACCGCCGATCACAAATTGCATATTGGCGGCGGGCCGGCGATGGCGGCGGTATTGGAGACCCCGGAGATGCAGCCGGCCGAGGGGCGGCGAGCTTGGGTGCAGTTGACCCGGCCGTTGCTTGACGGCGGCATTGCGACGATTGCGGTCGGGCACCGCGAACGCCAGACCGATCCGGTGATCTGGGAAATGCCGGTGGCGATCAACGCCATCGGTGAGTGCCCGCAGCGCTGCACCGGCCGGTATCTCCGGTTCCGCTTGCAGATGCCGGCGGGGCAGCAATTCACCCATCTGGCAGGTATCGATTTGCAGATGATGCCGGAGGCGAGGCGGCGCTGATGGCAGCGCACAGCCAAGGCGCCCGCGTCATCCCGCCGGTGTCGTCCGACATGCCATCCTCGGGTTGGGCGCAGTGGCTCAGAGACATCGCCCAGAGCATCAATTCAGCCTCCGCTTGGGCTGGCACCAATGCTCTAAACCAGTTCGACCCCTTGCCGGTCAACGCCACGGGTGACGCGGCGGCGGCCACCGCTGGCGTGCCGGTCGGCGGGATTTACCGTAATGGATCGGTTTTGCAAGTCAGGGTCATATGAGCTTAACCACATGGGAGGTCGGGGCGGTGCCGCCAGCCGCTCCGGGAAATGCTGTCGTGCGCCTGCCGCTAATCGACGAATTGGCGGAAAGCTGGTTTGTCGTTGGGCCGCTGTTGCGCAAGGCGACTACTAGAAACGACTGCTACGAGCCGATTGACCTACTGCGCTTGGCCTTTGCCGGTCAGGCGGCGATCTGGCTGTGCGAAGTAGACGGCGAGATCAAGGCGGCCTTTGTTACCTGGATCAAGGATTACCCGCGCCGGCGGGTATTGGAGATCGTGGCGGGTGGCGGCGGGCGTATGAAGGATTGGATCGAACCCTTAAAAACAGCCCTCGACGAGCATGCCTGTCAATGCGGCTGTAGCCATATCGCCAGTGTCGCCAGACCCGGATGGCTGAGGGCTTGGGGCGCCGAACCTACCGGAGACATTCAAATGGTGCGCGATGTAGCGGGAGCGGCGCAATGAAAGGCTCCAAACCCGCCGGCAATACCACCACCACCACCATCAACCCGACGCAACAAGCACAACTACCTTATTTGCAGGATCTGTGGGGGCAGACCAAGTCATTGGGTCAAACCAACCCGATGCAATATTACCCGGGGCAGACATTATCGCAGTGGGGGGTGCCGGAAAAAACCACCGGGTATTGGGACCAGTATCGTGCCGCCGACACTATCGGCGGGATGCAGCCGACCGTAAACAATGCTTATAATACCGCGGTTACCGGCGGCTACGGTGCCGCCAACAACCCGGCCAACCCGTATTACCAGGGTTATGCCAGCGGTCAGAACGTGCCGCAATGGAACCAGCAGGCGTTAATGCAAAACGCCAACGCTGGCGCCAACGCCTATTCCCAAGCGGTTGGGCAGGGCTGGCAGCCGATGATGCAATACGCCGAGCAGGCCGGCGCTAACAACAATCTGGGGTTGTCGCAACTGGGGAATACCGCCTCCGGGGCTTACCTCAACTCCAATCCTTACATCAATGCGGCGATCCAGTCGGCACAAGATCCGGTCACCCGCAACTACCAGACGGCAATCGCCCCCACCACCGATGCGATGTTCAGCGGTGGCGGCCGGTACGGTTCCGGCGCGATGGCAAGCGCGGTATCGACCGGGCAGCAAAACCTGGCGCGCGGGTTGGGTGACATTTCTTCTAATATGATGAATGCCAACTATGCCCGAGAGCGGACGGCACAGGACGCGGCGGCGCAGGGTTACGGCTCGCTTTACAATGCCGGTCTCGGTCTCGGCATGCAGGGAGTGCAAAACGCCTCCAACCTGATGAACGCCGCCGGCAACCAGTACTGGCAGGGGCAGACTGCGGCGCAAAACGCCGCCAACCAATACGCCCAGGGCGGGCAATACGGCACCGCCGGACTCAACGCGATGTTCAACACCGGCAACCAGGGGGCCGCGGGCGCGCTCTCGATGTACCCGCAATTTGCCGGGGCGCAATATATCGGGCCGCAAGGCAAGGTAGCAGCCGGCACCGGATTGCAAGCCATCGACCAGGCCACTCTGCAAGACCAGATGCAGCGCTACTACGGCAACCAAAAAGCGCCGTGGGATACGCTGACCAATATGGCGGGGTTGTACGGTCAGCCGACCGGCGGCTCGGGCAGTGTCACCCAACCCTATTTCCAAAACCAGATGGCCAACATACTGGGCGGGCTGGGCGGCGCCGCCAGTCTCGGCAACAGCCTGTTTGGTGGGAGTAGCGGCGGTCTCGGCGGGTTAGGCGGCAGCGCTGCCAGCGCGGCGCCGTGGGCATTTGATGCGGCGGGCGCCTCGGTGCCGTTGGCGGATGCGGCACTAGCGGGGTCAGCAGCGATAGATTTTGGCGGCGGCGCCGCCGCCGCCGGGGGCGGCGGCCTCCTCTCCTCGTTATTTGGCTGGATCTAAATGATCCCAACCCCGGAACCGGCCGGCGACATCAGGGCGCAATTGCTGGCTGTACTGGACCGAAACCACCCTAAGCTCGCCTGTTTCCTGGTACCGGAAGATGCCGTCCACGCGCCCTCTTACGGGAAAATTATCAGCGCCGCGCGGCCGGAGGGGATGCTGGTGACGCGGGACACAGATCTGCTCCTGGCCTTCCGGCAAGCGCCGGCAGACCAGGACGGTTTTGACCGCGTCATGGCCGAGATCCTTGGCTACCCGGAAGCCAAGCCCGACGTGGTCGCCGCCTGTGGCGGGCAGCCTTTTAACCGGGCGCGCGCGGTGCAGGCGCGCGACCAGGACGGCCACGTCATCACCGAGGCGTGTTGCAGCCCGGGACGCTTGAGGGCGACCCAGAACGCCTTGCAGGAACACGTCCCAAAGGGCGGCAAGCTCGCCGTTGTAACACCGCTGGAGGCCCTCGCCCGGCGAATTCTCTTACGGGAAGCAGGAGCCTAAAAGAATGGCCGATATTTCAGCCTGGTCGCCGCTTGACGAAAGCAATACCGCATCACCGCCAAACGGCTGGCCGGAGGGGATGCAACCCTCCGGGGTAAACAATAGCGCCAGGGCGATGATGGGGGCGACAAGAAGATTTTACGACAATTTGGCCAATGGCAGTTTTGTTTTTAGCTCGATTACCTGTTCCGGCATCATCACCGGCGGCACGGTTAACAGCACCGGCGGCATGAACGTCGCCGGCACCCTCACCGGTGCCGCGGTCAGCGTTGTCACCCTTACCGGCGGCACGGTAAACAGCACCGGCAATATAAATGCTGCCGGCACCATCACCGGCGACACGGTGAACAGCAACGGTGACATGAACGTCGCCGGCACATTGCGCGGCAACCAGATCATCAGCAACGGCGACATGAGCGCTGTCGGCACCTTCACCGGCGGCGTGGTCAACAGCACCGGCAGTATTACTGCCGGCCTTGATGTTAACGTTGGTCGAAATCTTGGCGTTCAAGGCACTGCTTATGCTGTCGGAGTAGATTGTTCCGGCCGGGTAAACGCCGCTTATTACCAGTGTGACGGCAATACGGTGATCGATACCGGCGGTGGCGCGACGGTGTTGTATAAGGGCGGCAATGCCTCGGGTATATTGTTGTATAATGCCGTTACATACTATGATAACAACTCCCATACATTCCGCAATTCCGGCGGTTCTAATACTTTTACCATCGATGCCAGCGGTAATGTCAACGCCACCGCCCAAGTGCAAGGGGCCAGTTTGTACTCACGCGCCGGTATCTCGGCCGTCGGTGATATCTCCACGTCCGGCATTCTCAGCGGCGCGCGATTGCAGGGTGGTCCCGGTGGGGCCGGCCAGTTGCGGATGTATGGCACCAATAACAGTATAAACTTTGTTTGGGACACCGCCGGTACCGGGCAGTTATCGTACCGGGTCGATGAGTCGGTTCAAAAACTTATCGGTGCCACAGATAACGTGCTGGACACGCAATACGCTTATCCCGGCGGCGGGCCGACCAACGCGGTGATGGGCGGGCATGATTTCCCCGGCACTTGGTACTATTCCTTTATCGACTACACCTCGGACGAGCGCATTAAGACAAATATCGCGCCGAGCCAAATCGATGCGTTGGCGGTGTTACAACAAGTGCCGGTCGACCAGTTCGATATTAAACCGGAGGTGGTGGCTACCTTCCGCCGGTTGCGGGGGATACAGGGCCGGGAGGTGGCGGGTTCCGATCATATCGCGATCGGTCTGGTGGCGCAGAGGCTCCAGGCATTGATCCCGGAGGCGGTGTATGTCGGGCCGCAGCCCGGCGACAACCCGCTCCCGGCAGACTGCCACAACATCACGTTGCCGGCGCTGGTGCCGTATCTGGTCCGGGCGGTACAGCAATTGGCGGCTCGCCTCGAAGTCCTGGAAAGGGAACGGTAATGGGAGCGTTTAATGAATAACGACGACCTGACGCACCGCGAGGAGCGGATCCGGCAGCGAGCCCGCGAGCTTTGGCTCGCTGCCGGGACACCGAACGGGCGGGACGAGGACTTTTGGCATCAGGCATCCGCGGAGATCGATACCGCGGATGCCAACCGAGGCCCCCAGCGGCCAAGAGGAGAGTCGTGATGAACGCACAGCATACTCAGAACCAGGACATGCCGGACGTGCCGGAAGGCCCGGAAGGCCCGCAGCAGGATCGCCCCGGCGGACGGCCCTTAGGGTTGGAGCGGTTTCAGAAGCGCAACCCCGACCCACCGCCGGAACCGGCGCTAGGGATGGCGCGCACTCAGGCCGAATGGCACGCGGCGCAACAGGCTTTGGTGGACAGCCAGTCGCCACCGGAAGAGATCGTCATCACGCAGGCGGAACAGGAGGGTCTGAAACCGACCGAAGTACACCAGGACCGGGTGATGAAACGCATCGAGGAGAACGCGAAAAAACGGGTCGACCAGTCGAAAAAAGACCTGGAGCAGATGCGTCGAGGCGAGTTCCGTAGCGGCATCGGTCAGTCCGGTCTGTCGCCGGCCTCGACCCCGGGTTATGTCCCCGCCCCGGTGCAGGGCCAGACACCGCCGGTTCCCGGCCAGCCGATCCGTCAGACCCCGGACCACCGCGAGAGCCATCACCTGACGGCAGAGGCGCATAACCAGGCGGCACAGATCCACCAGCAGGAGGCCGACCGCAACCCGGCCAACCAACCGGCGCACACTCGGGCTGCCGAGACGCACCGGCAACAGGCGGCGGCGCACGAGGCGGAAAGCCGCGAATTGCCGAGCATGCACGGGGTGCCGGCGCCGGATAAACCGGAAACCAAGCCGGCAAAGAAGTGAGGACGCGATGAGCGATTACGGCGCGATTTGCGAGGAACTCGACATCGCATTGAAATATATCGAGGAACTGGAGGCGCAATTGCCGGGGCAGACGCGCCCGGCGGAGTTGCCGCCGGCTGAAGAGCCGCCGCCGGTCGAACAAGCGTAAACGGGGGATAGCGATATGGCCCTCTTTGGTCTGCTGGGCGGCGGTAACGAAGCCGATATGTACGGCGATCTCTTTACCGAGACGCAGCGGGCGGCTCTAGCCAACCGCTCGCAAAGCGACGCCCTGGCGCGGTTTGCCGCGGTGATGTCTAAAGCCGGGCAGACCTCGCGGTTGCCGCAACAGATCCCCTGGGGCGAGGCCCTGGGGGCTCTGGGCGGCGGTCAGGACGAGGCCAGCGAACGCATGCTCAAAGCCATGCAAACCGCCGAGGCGGTTCGCGCCGCCCAATCGACCAGGGCATTGCAGGATAAATTAAAACCGCTGTTGTTGCGCGAGCTTGAGAAGCGCAACAACTTGCCGTCCGGCAGCCTAGGCCCCGGGGCGGGTGTCTCCGCCCCGGCTCCACCGGCGGCGGCGCCGGTTCCGCCGGGGGCAACGCCTGCTGTACCGCCGGTAGGGGCGCCAAACGCGCCCGCGGCCACGCCGCCGGCTGCCCCTGCCGCCGTCCCCAACGACGATCTTGCCTCCTTGTGGGGTATACCCGGCGATCCTCTCGGCGCCCCCAGTGCGGCGCCGCCGCCGGGCGGCCCGCCAACGCAGGCCGAGCGGTTGGCGTGGGCCAAAACCGTCGGGCCGGGCGGCCCGTATCTCCCTCTCGAAGATTGGGTGGCGAAGCAACGTGCCGGCGCCCCCGCTGCGCCTAGCGGCGGCGGACCGCAGGATCAGGTGATCAAGCCGCAAGGCGGGCTATTGGACGCAGCCATCGGCCAAATGGCGGGCGGGTTTGACGGTGGCGGCGGTCTCTTGTCGCCCGCCAGTTACGGAGGCGCAGCAAACGGGGGGCTCCCTTTCCGCCTCGCCGCCGCCAGCAGCAGCCCTGGAGCGGGTGGGGATGGAGCAGCAACATCGGATGATCCGCGCGGGTTGGTCCCGTATATCCGCCAACAGGCTATCGCCCGCGGTATCGATCCCGACGTCGCGGTCCGGGTGGCACAATCGGAGGGGCTAAGCAACCCGGTCGGCGATAGCGGTAAATCGCACGGCGCCTTCCAGCTCTATACCGGCGGTGGGATGGGGAACGAGTTTCAGCGCGCCACCGGCCTCAACCCGGCCGACCCGCGAAATGAGCGCGCCACGATCGACTATGCCTTGGACAATGTGCGGCGCACCGGCTGGACGCCGTTTCACGGTGCGGCGGGTGCCGGGATCGGCCCGCGTACCGGCATCGACCCTGGTGCCGCTTGGGCCAGCGCTGGCGCTCGCGGCGAGCGCCCGGGCGACGTCGTCCTGCCGTCCGGTGGTGGCGGCGGTGGCGATGTGTTGTCGGCCCTCTTAGCGATGGCTGGGGGACCGGGCGGCAACGGCGACAATGATCCGTTGGCGCAACTGGCGCAGATGACCAGCGGCGGCGGTGGCACCCCGCGCGCCGCCCCGGCCGTCTATGAAGGCGGCGGCGAGGGCCTGCCGATACAGCAGACGACGATGGCGCTGGCGCCCTACGCCACCGGCAACGCGGTGCCGGGCGGCCCCTCCAGCATCGAAGGCGTCAGCCCCAGATTGTCCAGTAAGCTTGAGACGGCGATTGCGGCGATGCCGCCCGATGTTCGCGAGCAGTTTCTGATCAGCAGCGGTTTCCGCAACGCGCAGCGCCAAGCTCAGGTCAACCCGAGCGTCACCAATTCGCGTCATATGCATGGCGCGGCGGTGGACCTGGCAAGCAACCCCGCGGTGCTCAACTGGTTCAACCAAAACCCGCAATACGGGTTGGGCTTCCCGCTCCAATCAGATCCCAAGGAACGCAACCACCTGGAGGAAATCGACCCGCAGACCGGCGGGCGACTGCCGATCATGAACGTACAATACAACAACCCGTTGTCGAACCTCGCCCAGCAACCGCCTGGACAGACCGGCAGCGCCGCCGGTGGCGAGGCGGTCATCCCCGGCACCGATTGGACGCCTCGCCAATTATCCGCGCTTAATGCCCTGACCGAGATGGCCAAACTCGGCACCCCCTTTAAAGGTCTACTGGAGACTTACTACAAATCACCGGAATACCTTAGTACGGTCAAGGCAGCCGAAAGCACCGCAGAATTTGGCGTTAAAAAGCAATTTGAACCGGGGCTGCAAGCCGATATATTACGCGCCACGATGGGTCCAAAAATAGAACTCAAAGAGAAAGAAGAAATTATTAACCGCAGGTCGAAGGAGATAGAACAAGACCACGATCTATTCAACAAATTACAGATAGACTTTGCTGCCAAAGACGGGTTGAGAATGGAAAAACAGCCGGACGGTAAAATCACACTTGTACCGATACCGGGGGTGGCTCAGCAACGTACACAGAACGCACAAGATATAGCGACGGCGACCAAGAGAGGTGAAGCGGATTATACTTTTGTCGACACCACCGTAAAGTTTCCTGGCGAAGCCCAGGAACGCGAGATGAAGATGTCGGTAGCAGACTACAACAAACTCAACGCCGGACAGGAAGTAACAGTAAATGGTGTAAAAATCCCGGCGATGAGCGGTATCACGCTGGGTAAGCAGGTCTATACGCCGCAGCAAACCGCAGAAATCCAGGCCAGGGGCACAGCGCAGGCTGAAATGTATAAGTCTGGCCAAAAGGCGCTGGATACTGCGCATGAGGCGGTACGCGGAGCCAATCAACGCGCGCCTTACTATGGCAATATGTTGGCGGCGATGCAGGGGTTCCAACCGGGAGCGACGGCCGAAGCTCGGCTCACCGGCATGCAGTATCTAAAAGACCTCGGCATCATCAAGGGCGACAACGTACCGCAGGGAGAAGCAATAAAACTGGCGGGCGAGCGGCTGGCGTTTTTGGCTCTGCCGCCGGGTCAAGGCAGTTGGGCGATAGCTGAACGGCAAATGTTGAAGAATTCGATAGGCAGTATGTCGTTGTCGCCGGGAGGGCTGACCGACGCAATCCGAATGATGCAACAACTTGACGATTACGACCGGAAGGTGTCGGAAATCCATCGTCAGGTAGCAGACGAAAATAAAGGATTGCCCAACCTGTTGGAAGCACAGCGGCGGGTCGAGAAATTAGGGCCGCCCCTTACAGCAGCGCAACAAAACGCGCTGCAAAGTCTGCAACAACAGCCGGCAGCTGGCACGCCAGCGGGAGGTGCTACTGCGCCGCCAACCGCCCCCGCGCCGCCTGCCGTTGGCGAAGTACGTGGCGGCCGTCGTTTCAGAGGCGGTAACCCGTCCGACCCCAACAACTGGCCCAAGGTGGAGTAAATGGCTGAACCTTGGGAGCAATATCAACAGGCCGCTCCGCCGCCGGCAGAAACCGAGCCTTGGACACAATACGCGACACCGTCCAACGCGCCCTTATCATGGGGCGATTGGGGGCGGGCCGGGATGACCGCCGGGGTGCGCGGGCTCGGCAATCTGGTTTCCGGTCTGTCAGACCCTTTAGCGCCGGTACGGGCGCTGGTATTGCCAAAACTGGCGGAAGCGGAAAGAAGCGAACAACGTCAAGCCAATGTGCCCTCGCCGGGTGAAATCGCGTATCGCGCCGGTAGCGGCGTCTTCAACGCGACCGGCGTACCGGAATATTACCCGTCAACGCCACTTGGCCGAGTTGGCATGGCGGCGGCGCAAGGCGCTATTGGCGGCGGTGCTTTGGGGCTAAGTGGCGGGCTATTGCGCGGCGCCGCCACAGCACTGCCGACTATCGGCAATGCTGCCTTAGGTGCCGTCAGCGGCGGTACGGGACAAGGCGTTGGCGAAGCAACCGGTAGCGAGCGCCTAGGCATTCTGGCGTCCTTGGTGCCAGGCGGCGCCATTACCCGCGCCGGGCTAAAGGCGGCGCCCCGGCTGATGCCGGAGCAATATGGGGTCAACCCCACTTTGGGGCAAGCCCTCGGCGGCTGGGCAAATCGTTTTGAACAAGGGTTAGGCTCGATCCCATTTCTGGGGGATTTTATCAAAACCGGACGAGCCGGAGCGGTGCAAGAGTTCAACCGCGGCGGGATCAACCGCGCGCTTGGACATATCGGGGAAGAGCTTGATCCCAAAACGGCAGTAGGACGTGACGCCATTGCCGAAATGAACGACAAGATCGGTCAGCGCTTCGATACTCTTACACCAAATCTAAGCGTCAGCATGGACCCGCAATTCGGCACCGGCATGGCTGACATTGCCCGTAAAGTGTCGATGCTGTCGACGGATCATCAGAAACAATTCGGCAATACCTTCCGTACCGAATTTTTGGATCGCCTGTCAGGCAATAACATGACCGGTAAAGATTTTCGAGACACGGAGTCTACGCTAGGACAAGTCGCCACCAACTACAGGCATAGCGCCTCCGCTTCAGAGCGGGATTACGGCAATCTCGTTGCCGACCTGCAAACAGAATTGCGCTCGCTTTTGGAGCGCAGTAACCCGGCGCACGCGGAAGAACTTGGCAAGCTCCGGCAAGCCTACGCCGAGGCAGCAAGGGTGCAATTGGCCGCATCCAAGATGGGAACGGGGCTCGGTGGCGCGGCCGATTACGGCACCTTTACCCCGGCGCAAATGCAGTCAGCAGTAAAGCAGATGGACCCAACCTTGCGGGATCGCGGATTTGGTGCCGGCCGCGCTTTGATGCAGGACTACGCCGAAGGAGGGCGGCACCTCCTCGGTGATACCCTGCCCGATAGCGGCACGCCCTATCGCAGTCTTCTTGCCACCTTGGGGGCAGGTGCGCTCGGTGCAGGCGCTTTCAATGTGCCGGCAGCCTTGGGCGTTCTGGGTGGCGGCGCCGGTCTGGGGGCGATGTATTCACCGCAGGGAAGGGCCGCGATGAACTACTTTCTACGTCGACCGGGGCAATCGGCGCTTACCGGATTGCTTGCGGCTCCGGAGCAATAACCAGCCAAATAGCTGCATGAACATCATCCATGCAAAAAACGGCAGAATTAAAAGGGTAAACAGCATTTGCTAACCTCCTTGACAAACTGAATTACATTTTATCAGACGTGAAAGATAACAAATCGACCGATTGCGATGCCGGCCACCAGAGCGGCGCCAATTACTCCCAGTTGCGCGGTCTGCTAGGAATGTAAGGCGCTTTCGTCCAAGCGTACCACTTTCTATAGAGTTCAGCTATAACATAAAGGGCGACGTAAAACCCCACTACCGCGTATAGTAGCAGGACAAACAAAAAAAGGGGCACTGGCAGGTAGCTTAACACGAATGTAAAAAGCCCAAATATTAAAACTAAAGGCATATCATTCTACCTACAAAAAAAGTCATTGCATCAAGCGTGCGACGGCGAGCATGAGCCCCGCCATTGCGGCTGTCGCTACCGCTATCCCGGCCAAGGCTTTCCAGGGTTCCCAGCGCATCTCCTGACGTACTCGGTCCAGGTCCAGCCGATTTTTATCGATCTGGGTTTTCATCAGCTCAATCCTCAGGGCTCGTTCTTCGTCTTGATCGCCGCCTATGATCATTCCGCCGCTAAGAGTTGGCGTACCGTCTTGACGTGCTCCGACAATAACTCCTCACGTATCTTTGCCTGCTTTTCAGGGTTACCGATGACAACGTGCCCGCCCAGCCAGGTTGCCAGCAACATGGCCAGCGCCGCGCCTTGGGCGGCGCCACCCTTGCCGGCAAGCAGTGGCCGGATCTGTTCGACCAGCGCCACAGTGACGTCTAGATCGCGCGATACGGCCTTATTGTCGCTCGTCACGGCCAGCCGCCCCACACGAGCCGCCCGATGGCGACGCCTACGCCTACCGCAGCGGTGATCCCGATCAGGAGCTGCACCAGGAACTTGCGGTTCTCGGTGCGGATCTCTTGCCGCAGGCGCTCAATCTGGATGATCATCAAGTCAATCCTTAACTGGCGCTCGCTTGGGTCATCCTCGCCGGGCACTTGATTGTTCCTCAGCCAGCATCTCCAGTATCGCCGGCACCCATGCCGGCACCGCCCGATGCTCCTGCACCCAACGGCTGACGGTGCCGGGCAGAACGTCGAAGCGGGCCGCAAAGGCCCGCTGGGTCAGCCCGAGCGCAGTCACAGCCGCCTTGAATTCGGCGCCGGTCATTCGTCGGGGGCCATTAACTCGCTCATGGGCCATGACTTAGCCATTGGCACATAACATTGAAAGGGGGTTAAGCGCGCCGCGGTTCGGGTTCTCGTGTGATATCGGGCTAGCGCAGGACGGCGGGTTCTCGCGACGGATAGGGCTCGCGCGGGCTGTTGGGTTCTCGCGGCTTCTAGGGCTCGCGCTTCTCTTTGGGTTCTCGCTGAACATTGGGCTCGCGCATGCCGTTGGGTTCTCGCCGAAATATGGGCTCGCGCACGGCACAGGGTTCTCGCCGAAATATGGGCTCGCGCGTGTAGAGGGGTTCTCGCCGCGCTAAGGGCTCGCGTCCGGGTTTGGGTTCTCACTGCGGAAAGGGCTCGCGCAGGATCAGGGGTTCTCGCTGAGTAAAGGGCTCGCGCGCCTCAATGGGTTCCCGCTTGGGAAAGGGCTCGCGCCGCGAATAGGGTTCACGCGTCACAGCGGGCTCGCGCCGGTGTAGGGGTTCTCGCTGCAGCCTGGGCTCGCGCAGTCTATGGGGTTCTCGCGCGGGACAGGGCTCGCGCCAACAAGTGGGTTCTCGCCGAATCTTGGGCTCGCGTATTCCACCGGGTTCTCGCTGCAGCCTGGGCTATGGTGCATATGGCGGCGGAATATAATCAGTGTGGCCTAGCCGGCCGATCGCAAACGGAGCCGGCACCGGGCGGCCGAGTTTAATCAACCAAACCTCGTTTAGGTGACTCAAGGCCAATTTAACGGCGTAGCGCCGCGCCCGCGCATCGATTTGCGACGGCGGCAACCGCCCCGCCGCATAATGACCGTAAGCCTGCGTCGTCTTCCCCACCCGCGGCAGCCACTGCGCCGCCGCCGCGGCCCGCTGACCGGTGTCGCTCATGTGCTGCTCAAAAGCTTTTCTTTTGCGGTAAATTTTGCCGTAGTAGCAATCGTCTCTATTGCTTAGCTTCATAAACGACTGCCCCATTTGCCAC